CCCAGAGTGCAATAGATATTCTTCGAGATATAACGGCGGCAGGCAGAGCTAGCCCAACATTTATTGATGGTAAGTGGTCAGTTATAGTTGATAAACCTAAAACCTATATAACTCAACATTTTACACCACATAATTCGTGGGGGTTTGAAGCAACAAAACTATTACCTAGACTACCAGATGCGTTTAGAATAACTTTTGCAGATTCTAACAAAGCCTATCAAGCTAACGAAGTACTAGTGTTTAACTTTGGTAAAACAAAAAGTACAGCGGAAGTATTTGAAGAACTTAGTTTACCTGGAGTAACTAATGCAAAACAGGCTAAAAGATTGGCCAGATGGCATTTAGCTCAACTAAAGTTACGTCCAGAAGTATATACTTTAAACGTAGACTTTGAGTATTTAGTGTGTACCAGAGGAGATTTGGTTCGCGTAAGTCATGATATCCCCTTGTGGGGTACAGGCACCGGACGAATTGTGTCAAAAGTAAATAGTACTACCTTAGAACTATCCGAGTCAATTTATTTAACTGCCGGAACTACTTATCAGATTCGTATTAGACTAAATACTATATCTACTACTCCAAACAGTGACAGCGTGTTATTAACACTTACAGATATTGAGGAAAGTGGTTGGTACTCTACAATAAATACTACTACTGTAATACCTAATACGGTACTTGCAGATAACTTATTTATGCTGGGTGAACTAGAGCGCGAATCTCAAGAACTTATAGTGCTAAGTATAGAGCCACAAGACAACCTTGGTGCTCGTATAACCTTAACAGATTACAGCCCGGCCATATATGAAGTAGACCTAGACTCAGAAGCAGACTTACCTAGTTTTGACGCTAATATAACAGGTACTAGTATACCTATTGGGCAACAAACAATAACTAAAGCACCTATTATATCTGATGCAGTAAGTCGCAGCGATATGTCTGAAGAAATATCAAATGGTATATTTCAAAATGTATTGCTATTAAGTTTTAGTAATTCTCCTGATTTAAGTGATGCTGCTAAGAAAATAGAAGTTCAAGTAGTATTGGCTGACAGTGATTTTAATTCGGGTGGAGCCATAGGAACATACTACGCAGATAAATCTGCTTCTAGTATGTCTATAGTAGGCTTAAAAGCACTTACTATATATAAAGCCCGAGCTAGATACATAAATAACACTCAAACAATAAGTGGTCCTTGGTCAGAAACGTACTATTTTACCAACACTGGAAGAGTAGTAAATAACTATACTGTTCCTGAAGTAATGCTAGATCTGGATGGTACTTATATAGTTGCAACAGCTACTTCAGAGTTAGAAATTCCAGCGGACTTTCTTACTTACGAGTACAGACTGTATAAAGATACTGGGTCCGAAGATTTTTGGGAACTAGATCCAGTAGAGAACAGTATTTTAGTAGTTCAAAGTAGAGCATCAGGAAGATTTAACTTACTGGACGTGGCTATACCAAGAATTTCTACTGAGGGCATAACATATAGAGTAGCCTGCAGATCTATGGATAATAATAAAAATTACAGTGCAGTCAGCGCTCTAGGCTCTATAACTGTAAAAACCATTCAATAAAGGAATTATATGGCAGCACAATTATACTCTGGTATAAAGTCATTACACCTACAATTAGATACTCCCTATGATCTAATTCGTACAGACGATATCCGAGACGATTTGTCAGCCGTAAAAGTATGGATATCAGAGACTTCAGGCTTTATACCTGGTGGCTCTGATAGTACTTTAGTGTTTGATGGGCTAAGCTTATCTATCACTATTAGTGATCTTGAGGTTAATAAGCAGTACTATCTTAAGTATGCTTTTATAAGTAAAATAGATCCCAATACTTATACAGTATCGGCCCAACTTAGCCAAACAGTGTACGATGAAAATGTACGTATATACGGCTATTTAACAAATAGTCCTACTAGTATTGCTACTGATGCGGATGGTAATGGTGGAAACTTTTCTACCGCTACAGGTAGATTTAAAGTTTTTGATCTGGGACAAGATGTAACCGGAGCAGGTCCGGTTTATTCAATAAAGTCTGGTTCTAACAATGGCATACTGGGTGTAAGTATAAATAGTACTACAGGTGTATATGCTTGTACTGGAATTTCATCGGCCACAAATTCCGTTACATTTTTAGCAACTTATAATAACATAGTAGTAGAACAGGTTTGGAATGTGTTTAAAGGAGTTGCTGGAAAAACAGCTCCCGTTATTCAACTGTCTGCTACTAATAATAGTTTTGTATTTAAAGACGAGTTTGCTACTACACCCCTAACTGCACAAACTACTTTAACAGCTACTTTAAAGAATGTTATTGGAACGCCTACATTTACTACAAAAGCCTATACAAGATCTGGTGTAGAGCTAGGTACTGGAAATACTCAAATACAGTTTACGCAAGATGGAAACTCTATTGGCATATCTGGAGCCCAATTTGCAGCCCCCGGAGTAAGTCTAGGTACTGTAATAGTAACTGCAACCATAGGTGAAGTCAGCGACAGCTATACGTTGTATAGAATTAATGATGGTACTAACCAAATAACTGTAGAATTAGGTAATAGTAGTCATGTAATACCTGCCGCCAATGATGGAAGTACTGTTCCAGATAATTATATTGGCAGCGGTACAATTATTAAAGTAAAACAAGGAAATACTTACCTAGAAGTAGATCCTAGTTCTCCTTATAACACTCTAGGTACTTGGAGAGTTACGTCCATAGATAGCGTTAATATAACTTGTGATACTACTCCTACTATAGGCAGTGATTATGTTAACTATGATACGCATGCGTCTATGACCGCAGATCGTGCATATATAGACTACACTATTAGCTATATAACTACTACAGGCGGTACCGGCACCGCAACCGTACGACAAAGTTTTGCTAAGTCAAAAGAAGGTGCAAAAGCAGTTTCTGTTATTTTAAGTAATGAAACTCATGTGTTCCCAGCAAACGCTGATGGGTCTGTTAGTAACTATGCTAATAGTGGTACCGAAATTCGTGTGTACGAAGGAGCTGGCTTACTAAATTATGACGGCATAGGCACTGCTAACGGTACTTGGAGTGTAACAACTTCTGCTACAAGTATATCGGTAGGGAATATTGCAGATAGCGGTACTTATGCTACTGTTGCCGCACATAGCGGTGTGGCTGCTGGAACAGATACCGCAACTATTACATATACTATAACAGGAAAAAGCACTCAAGGCGTAGCTTTTACTTTGGTAAAAACGCAAACATTCAGTAAAAGCAAAACCGGAGCTAGTCCACCTAAGTATGCTACAGTATATTTATACAAGTGGGCAACTACAACAAGCAATCCTACAGGTACTAGTACTTATACGTGGTCTAATTCCACTAATAGCTCATATACGGCGGCAGATGGTTGGAGTACATCCGCACCAGAGAATCCAGGAACGCCTTTAATTAAGTTATGGATTGCTACAAAAAGCATAAGTGCTGCCAGCACAGATACCAGCACCACAGTAGCCTGGTCAGTAGATACTAGCGTATCCGCCCTTAGTCAAAACGGTGCTTTTGGTACAAATGGTACAAACGGCGTAAACGGTACTAATGCAGCTACTGTGCGAGTCTATAAAACAGGCGTATCTATACCTGCGGCCCCAACAGGTACTAGTACATATACTTGGTCTTCAGCAAGCTTTGCTGCGCCAGCTGACTGGACACTAAATCCTCCAACCAGCACTAGCGGATTAACCGGTCAAACTTTGTGGTCAGCAGTAGTTACTCTAGTAAACTCTGCAACCTCATCTACTAGTACTATTAATTGGTCTACCGCAGCTATTGTTGCAGTAAGTTACTATGGTACTAACGGAGCAACAGGTGCTCAAGGAGTTAGTGCCCGTGTAGCGTATGCTGTAACCACAACCACTCCAGCCAGTTCTCCAGGTAATTTAACAGTTAGTGGGGATAATTTACCTTCTGCTGGCACGTGGTTTTCAGGAGTTAGTTGGGTAGCTAATGCTCCTGCTAGCTTGTCTCAGGGCCAGTTTTTATACCAAGTAGACGGTTTATATAATCCCGCTACTAATACAACTAACTGGATTGGTATACCTTATATAAGCGCATTAAAAGTTGGTAGCTTAAGTGCCATTAGTACAAATACAGGTAACTTAACAGTTACTGATACTATAACTGTATCTGGTAATAGTAATACAGGAGTATTAATAGATACTAACGGAATACGAGCAGTAAACGGTGGAATAACAACTTTTTCAATTAGTGCTTCTACTAGCGAACTAAACGGCGGCAACTACTCAAACTACAACTGGCCAGCATCAGGTGGAGGATACCACTTAGGTCCTCAAGGTTTAAAAATAGGTAGCTATAATGCCAACAAGTATTTTAATGTTACTGCGGATGGCAATGTTTACACACCAAAATTTAATATTGTAGACGGTGTAATGGCATTTACAGGCACAGTTGTTAGTACTGATAGTATGTACAACGAAGCCGTTAATATTTTTAAATTGGCCCGAGGAGCTTCACTACCAGACTATGTGCGCACATACAAAGGTGCAACCAGCCCTAGAGTAACAGTAAATACATGGCTTCCACTACAATTGGATGCAGCTGCTTTAAACAACAACATTGGCGCCAATGATTATGATGCTTTCCGAACGTTACTAGCTGCTGGCACCTATTTTTACGAACTTTCAGTACCCGTTAAATGTCAAGGCTCGGATACAAATGATGCCTGTTACACAGCTATTGTATCTAATCCCCCGGGAGCGTCACCAGGAAGCTATCAAACGGTGTGTGGATATGTACCAGAAGGTGCGGGAAAAGATCAAACGCTTGTATACAGATGTTGGCAAGAATATGTGCCATCAGATTACGCTGTAATTAGCACCGCAGGTGTGAGTGTTGTAGGTGATTGGCAAACAGCAACAATTTTTGGAGTTGGACGCTTTACACTAGCAACGCCGGCATATGTTTCAGCTGCGGTTAAAACAACTGACGGATTTCCAGGAATTGATGTTATAGGACGTACTGGATATTCTACAACCATTTTACGTATTTGGCGTGATGGTAATGCTTAAGGAATACGATGTTTACTATTTATGATAAATTTACTGGAGAAATTAAGCGTGTATCTGAACTAGACGACCCCGCGCATTGGCAAGGGTCTTTAGCCGGATCTTTTGATTCTAGTACTCATTATGTAAAAGAAGGGGTTGCAATACCACTTCCTCCAAAAAATAATAATGAGCCAGTATTTGACTCTCTTATTGATCGTTGGGTACAACAAGCTGGTCTGGACACAAGAGTTATTATTTCTAGAAGAAACAGGTTATTAGCAGCTTCTGACTGGACACAACTTCCGGATGTACCGCTAGCTACCAAAGAACTTTGGGTAACTTATAGACAAGAATTAAGAGACCTTACAAATCAGCCAGGCTATCCTCTTGATATTATTTGGCCCCTTGAACCTTCTAATTCAGAAATTGTGTATGAAGTAGAAAGCATGTAATGTATCGGTTTACTAAGCAAACTATTGGTAGTTTTGATATTTATACCGCTAATCCAAAAGTAGGCGATGTACATCTTAGAAAATTCTCTATCGGAGTAAATCCAAAAAACCAAGCTAGTTTAAACGTTTATGCTGCTGGAACCTTTTGTTTGACCTCACAAGATTTCAAACAAATAATACCGGCAGGACATACTAGTTTAGATTTAAGTTTACAGGAATACACTCCGCAAAAGTTATATATTGAACAAGTAGTATCTGGGCCCGCAACTAGGCTATGTATTTCAAAGACTGGTGGTGGCACTTGGGTTCGACAACAAGTAGAAGTATCTTTGGATTGGGTAGCAGAACGCCCAGGAATATTAATATATTCAGACGGCTCAGTAAAGGAAGTATCTAGTGAGATGCTGCCAGAAAAGCCAGGCAAAGCAGTTTACTGCTATACTAGCACATAATAAAAAATACCCAGGATTAAACACCCTGGGTATTTTTTTGCATTGACAATTTAGAGCCCTTGTGGTATAATATATCAAATTGCTTATAGCTATGTAAAATTTTAAGTTGACAGGCTATATTCTATATTAATCAAGCTGATAGCCCGTATCAATCAGGCTACATTAATGTACAGCTAATAGTAAGGAGATCTAACTAATGTTAGGAACATACGTAAATAACACAATAGAGGTACTAGGTCTAGTTGCTTTAGCTATTTTAGCAGTCTTTATTGGAATTCAGAAATTAGTAAAAGATTGGCGAAGTACTAGTGCTGAAACTAGTATCATTACTATGATGCACACAGAGCTGGAACGTATGAGCGAGCAGAATATTGCTCTGAGTACGGAACTTGGTCGTTTACATACAGAAGTAATAGCTTTGAATCAACAACTACAAAAACTAACTGTTGAAAATCAGCGTCTACAAACAGAAGTCTGTGCTCTTACAGAACAAATCGGTACTTTTAAAAGATTTTCAGACGCTAATAGGGGTCAAGATAATGCAACCAATTAAATTAAATTTAAAAGTATACCAGGGAAGTACTTTTAAACAAGTACTGCGATGGGAATCTTCTACAAAAGTTTACTCTACAGTTACAAATATAACAAAAGCAGCGCCTGTAGTTATAACTTCTGAAGCACACGGAATACCTGTAGGTTGGAGAACCAAAATAACCAACGTCGTTGGTATGAAAGAAATAAATTCTGACTCACAATACTATACAGTCACAGCTGCTACAGCTAACACAGTGACTTTAAATAGTCTCAATACACTTGGGTATACTGCGTATACTAG